AACGAACAGGAATGCTCAACGCAGGATGGAAACAAACACAGAGCGGCGAGTTCTACTACCCAGATGACGATAACCCCAACATAATCCATTTAAGCTACTAGGAGCGCATCATGCCAAAGGTTGGCGAGAACCTATCCAAAGAAGCACACGCAGCAGGACAGCGACGACTGAAGCCCCAGCAACAGGAGTTCCTGAATAACTACCTGCATAAAGATATGACCCAGACAGAAGCAGCGAGACAAGCAGGGTATAAGAACCCAACAGTGTACGCCGTCAGACTGCTACAGAACCCTGTAGTGCAAGAGCGCCTACAAGAGATGAGGCTGGAGGCACAGGCACGGTTCGGAGTGACCGTGGATAAGTCTATTCGGGACTTGAAGAAGATGAGAGATGACGCTTGGCAAGCCGGTAAAATAAGCGAAGCTATTCGGGCAGAAGAGTTGCGTCTGAAGGCAGCGGGACTACTGATCAATAAGCAACACGTTGTGAAGGAGGATGTGACCGCAGCTACCAAGGAGGAAATCACCAAGAAACTTGATGAGTTCCGCCGATTAGCCGAGGGCAGAATGCGTAACGTAACACCAGATGTAGACGTTATTGAGCATAACCCACAAGATACAGTTTAATATAGCGAGAGTCCCACTAATCCCCACTGCGCACACCGCGTGGGGGAGGCGGGCGGAGTTGCCGGGGTTTCCCGAAGAATTGTTCGGGTTCGGGGCCATCGGGATCGGGGATTCGGGCTTCGGGTTGACATCGGGGTCGGGATCGGGGTTATGATCGGGGTATTCCTCCCTCGACTCACCCGGCCATTGGAGCAGCAGTGGCCGGGTCTTCTTCGGGATCGGGATAAACCCGTACAATTGTTCGGGATCGGGTATGTGGTTCCGACGCCTACATTGCCGCTGCTGTTAATACTACAGGTACACAAAACACCGCTGTTGGTTACAGCCCCGGTGTCCACGTTCCTTCTTCGTAATAACCCGTACAATTGTTCGTAACACCATAGGTACACAAAACGCTGCTGTTGGTTACACAACTGGAATAAATAACGCTGCTGTTGGGTATTTTCTTCTTGACCCTGGTCGCAATGACTGCTATATATAATGCATCAACTAAGGAGGAAGCCATGCCTAGATTGGGATTTGGTATTGCGAGTGTAGGGATGCTGCTGCTCGTATTGCTAACAGGAGTAGAGCCGACGACAGACACAGCGTTCTGGATTCATGTCGGACTTATGTACATCGCCGTCGCAACCCTCGGACTCGGAGCGGTGTTGATGTACAAAAAATAGATTCAGGGCAGCCCCTGAGTCTGACCCCCGGATTGCACGGATCCGGGGGTTTTTCTTTGCCCGCAGGCACAACCCGTACAATTGTTCGTAATTTTGTACTACCGCAGCAGGCATCCATGTCACTGGCACCATGGGTACACGTTAAATATTTTTTTAATGTGCCTGCCTTTTCTTGTTGACAGGTGTGCAATGATTGCTTATATATATACACATCAACCAAACAAGGGAGGCCGTCATGGCTAACTCAGATTTTTACAAGTACGACGAGATCGCAGAACATTTCACCGACTGGCTCAAAGAACAGGATCGCGAGTGGCTGCAAGCAAACAAAGACGACTGGCATCATCACGCATTCAACATGGATTATTACATTATCGGCACATACAAGGCCGAGCAGTGGATGGGTGATAAGGCTTTTGAAATTATTCGCACCGTCAAAGAGTATGAAGAAGAAAACTTCGGCGAGGTTACGACTGATCTCAGTGATCCAGAGAAAGTTGTAAACATGTACGCCTACATCGTAGGAGAGGAGGTTGTCCACAAATGGCAATAAGAAAACTTTACTTTGCCTACGGCTCTAATTTGAACGTAGGCCAAATGTCAGTCCGCAGCCCCACAGCGACACCGCTAGGGGCTGCATACTTTCCGGGGTGGCGGCTTGTCTTCCGGGGCGTGGCCGACATCGAAATCGGAGAACCTGAAGATATGCTTCCGGTGGGAATTTGGGAGATTGGGCCAGAAGACGAGGCAGCACTCGACAGGTATGAAGGCGTATCACACGGGCTTTATCGTAAAGTCATGATCAACGGTATGCTTACTTACCAGATGAATAGGTCGGGCTATGCAGATCCCAGTAACGATTACTTTCGGACTATCCTTGAGGGTTATCGGGACTTCGGGCTGGACGAGTCGGAGCTATATAACGCCCGTGATTACTCAGAGGATCGGGCTTGGATCGGGGAGGATCGGGCATGGCTATAAATTGTTCGGGTTATCGGGATCTGAATCGGGGTCGGGCTTTCGGGTTCGGCCCTTTTTTTGGGTCTAGGTATCATATGATACCCGGCGAAACCCGAACAATTGTTCTGGTTTTTTGTTAACACGATTCAGGTTGATTTTAGGAAGATATAGCCTAATTTTTTTGTGCTGATTTATTCAATGAATCCAATGGTTTAGCAGATAATTTGTTTTCTATATATAAAAAGTGTGCAATTGTTCTTGCAATCACTGCATAAGTGATTATCTTAAGAGGTGAGGGGCGAAGCTATGCCCATACATCAACCAAAAAAGTGAGTAAAAACAATGACTAACATGATCGAAAATGACGTTTTCCTGACCGGCGGTGCCGAAATCGAAATCCACAACATGCGCGGTGTTCATCTAGGTACAGATCAATGGCAGACACGTCTAGACAATGCCGGTTTTTCATGGGTTCAGGCAAAGTATGACGCCAGCCCTAATGTAGATTGTGAATTCGTATTACCGCCATTCAATCTGCATTTTGCCGGTGGCGTCAAATATGACATTCAACGTTTGCTGGCATTCATTGAAGACAATGGCGGGCGCGTTTCAAAATCAGGTTGCGGTTTGCATGTGCATGTTGGTAACCGCATGGTCAAAAGCATGTCACCTGCTGAGCATTGGGAAGCTTCAAAGCAAGCATTTGCCGCGCCAAATCGCGATTATTACGTTGCGCCAAATCTTACTGACGTCATGCCGCTTGCATTGGTTCGTGACGTTATCCAACGCTATGCCGCGCATCAGTCAGACATTGACGCCATTCTGGCACCGTCACGGCGCGACGGTGGCAATGCCAGCAGGTTCTGCCGGTCTATTCGTTCTATTGGATTTGGTGGCCATGCCGCTGATAGGTTTGCAGCGTCAGACACTGCGGCAAGTATGGCAGATATGTTGGGCGGTAAATTTGGCGCAATCAATCTTCAAACATGGTCACGCATTGGTACGGTTGAATTCCGCCAGCATCAATCCACACTGGACATTGAAAAGCTAGAAGCTTGGTGTTTGCTTTTAGATGCATTGTTCCGCTACAGCGATGCACACCGGCTTGACTATGTATCGCCAGCCATTACCACAACAGCAACGCCAGACGCGCCGCACCGCAATGGGTCACGTCTGGCGGTAATGTGGGACATGTGCCGCCGTGACGGTGGGTGCCATGTTTCCGATCTGAGCGCGGCAACCGGTTGGACCGCTGATACTATCCGCGCCCGTGTTTCAGAGTGGCGCACCGCGCATGGCGATGCGGCCATTATCACACATACACAACAGGCCTATGGTCATCGCTATGGCACTAGCAATGGCGGCCATGATCTAAACGGTTATGAAATTGCCAGAGAATACCAGACAACGGTTGCTGGTGGCGTTGCGCTGTATCCTGAAAACCGGCGCGGTGTAACGTCAATCTGGGCTGGTCTTGATGATCAAACGTTTGAATTTTTCAACACGCGACGGCAGACGCTAGCATAACGCTAGCGCCACCGCCGAGACTAGGCCGCCGCTGGCGGCCTTTTCTTTTGCCCGATGTACAATGTATAACCCGAACAATTGTTCGCACTGTATGGCGCTTGAAACGCCAGCAATCGGCATGCGCTCAAAATGAGCGGCGCTAGGTACCCTATGCAAAACGCTTAAAATGAGCGTCGGGTCGGGGCGGGGATATAGGGATCCCCTTTTTGTGTGTTGACAAAACGTAAGGTTTGCACCGAGTTCCCCACAAACAATCGCCAAAAAAAATTTTAAAAAAAAATTTTACATCATGTTTTCCTTGATCTTTTGCAATCTTTGCACTACATTGTGTTCAGACAACAGAAGGAGGGCGATATGCCGAAGTTTGTACTAAAGATGGGTGATCCCGTTGAATTTGAGGCACCGGATGCCACTGGTTTCTTGGATGCTTGGCGTAGTGTGAACCGTTCTGCTGACGCGGACGATGGTGCATGGATGCGTACAGCGGCATCACTTGCATGCGATTGGAGTGGCAAGGCCATTCGTTTCGACAGCAAAGAGGTTTTTGCTTCCGACATGATGCGTCATGGGATGTTAGAGGAGATTAAAAGTGTACAAGGCTAAAGAATCCTACAGCATGTGGGACGGCAAGGAGCTTCGCGACAAACGTAGTGCTTTGGGTATGACGCAGACTGCGATGGCTCGTGCTTTGGGTGTGAGTCATCGTATGTATTGTTATTATGAGTCTGGTGATCAGAACATACCGAGGTCTGTAGAGTTAGCAGCGTCTTATTTATCGTACAGGGACTCTGATGGTTTAGTGAAGGTTGCTTCCAATCCGGCAGGTACCCTAACGTCTTTTGATCGTGATCGCATAAGTCGTTTATGTTTAGCTGTTGAGTGTCATGAGGGTCCGGATGCTACGACTGACAAGTTTTTACGTCAGTGTTTGAAGGAGATTGACTACTTGTTGTCAAAAATTCCTGAATAACATATGATTCCCCTTATATTTTCATGAAGGGGCAGTTGCATGGCAAATTTTATGGGGCCGATGGCACCACCTCAAGCGGCACCAGCGATGCCGCCTCAGTTGGATGTACGCACGAATCCGAGCCAGAGAGCGCAGTTCAAGTCGTTCATGCAGGGCATGAGCGTCCCACCTACTACTGCGCCAATTGCCCCTATGCTTCCGGCACCTATGATGTCTCCGATGGATCAAGTAGACATTTTTGCTCCTGCGCCGATGGCTGACGGCGGTCCTGTTCGCATGGCGAATGGTGGCGGCGCTCGTGGTCCTGTGACATTTGAAAGTGGTCGCTCTTACGAGACTGGTCGCGGTATTGCAGAGCAAAACCGTGAAATGGATGCTCTTGAGAGAGCGCAGACGGTTGATAATATACAAGCTGCTATATCATCATCTACTGCTGGTCGTCAGGCTGATGCTGACCGTTATCAGGCAATGGCTGATTATTTTCTTGATGATGAAGGTCAGATACCTTTGTCTGGCGGCGAGATGTATATACAAGAAACTGGGACTCCTGCTGTAAATCCTTTGTCTATACTTTCTGCAAGTGGCGCGGAGGATATGGTTGGCG